GTATCCGTCGTTATTTCGTCGATCTTCTTGGATAGGCCGTCGTAGTCTTCGGTCAGCTTTTCGATCTCAGAACGTTCAAGGCCAAGTGCAATTAATAGGTCTTCACTTGTCGATTTAAGCGTTTGTTTTGAAGAATCAGTTCCGTCGTATGCTCCTTTGGCGTCAGCATATGCGCTGTATAGATCACGGATGCGGTCAGCTTCTTCTTTGGCGGCTTTACCCGTATTCAGTAAAGCTTCGCGTGCTTCTTTTTCTGCGTTAATCCATTCTGTTATCTTGGAAACAACCCAAGAAATAGCAAACGAAGCAAATGCAGAAACAGCGGCATTTGCCAATACAGTAGCAGTACGCACGCCAAGCGTCATTGCTTCTGTTTTTGCAAGGTAGCCAATATAACCTACGAGAGATCCCTTTGCTCCGTTTAAGCTATTGAGATATCCAGCAAGTCCCTGATTGGATTTTGCAATAGCGCCAATAAACTCTTGTTGCGTAAGATTAGTCTCTTTGCATCCAGAGCTATACTCTCCAATTAGCGATTTAATCGTTTTCCATGATTTTTCACTTGCTTGCAGCTCAATGTAATGCGACCTTGTTGCCTTGGCAAGATCGATCATTGACATCTCATCGATTCTAAATTCACGAGCAATCTGTTGAGCCCATGCGGAAGTATTCTTCATGCAATCGTTATAAGCCTGTTCTGCATCAACATTATTGAGCAACGCAGTCCTATAACGAACAAGAGCAGAGATGTCAAAAGTTTGCGCTCTCTTGTTGTCCTGAGAAAGAACGGAGAGTTGCATATTCGAAAACAACATTTTTACATTGCTTGCCACATCTCCAAATATGCTCTTGATTCTTAAACCGCTCTTTGTCGCCTCATCTTCTATTGCTTTGAATATCAAAACTGTTCATCAAAGTGCTTGTGCTTTGAAAAATATTGCAGATAAAGTATTGACGAGAAAAGAATACAAGAATATAATGTAGTCAGAAATAATCTGGAGTTGATTGCAATGTCGTATTTCTATTATTGCCCCGTTTGTGGCACAACTTTATATTTTAAAATGGATCATTGTAGGTATTGCAAATCTGGTCTTCCATACCATGAATCCAAACGAAATACTGAATACTACAAGGGAAAAGCAATGCAGTTGTATAAAGACAGCCAGAAATGGGAAAGTGTATTATACGACGAAGAAATCAAGCACAATCCTATTTTCGATACTCAGATGTGTCAATTCGCAAGAACAAAAGAAGCAAGTGATAACGCATTTGATCAATTCAATAACGAATTCCGTCAAAAGCAAAAATCGCAAAATAAGAATGTACCCAAATGTCCCACCTGTAATTCTAGTAATATAAAGAAAATATCTGGCATGAAGCGTGCAATCCACGGTTATGCATTTGGGCTTTTTAGCAAAACAGCAACATCGCAATTTGAATGCAATAACTGTGGATACAAATGGTAAACGTTTGAGCGTTTTCGTTCGGCTTTTGCCTACTCCGATTAGTGGTTTTCGCACAACCCACAAAGAACTCCACCTGCGTACCGCATTTCGGAACGACACCGGCTTCGATGTTCATGGCAGAATCTTGTTCTGCCATTTTCTTTTTCCATTCAAGCATATGGAAGGGTAGAAGAGCCCGCTATTTTCTATACTCCAGTTAGCGCACTGGTTTGGTTTTTACCCCGGCATTTGCTGTGGCCGAGTACAGTTTGCAACATACATTCACGACTTCCGCCGCGCAGGTTTATGTCCTCTGAGCCTACCTGATCTCGTATTCAGGCAATGGTTGCTGATAGCAATAATGCGCTATAATATACAGCTTTGCGCATTATGCGTCCCAGTCTGTCGATGCAAGAACCATTACTTACATCAGTTTATCCTGTTTTCATGGAGCCCTCTTGATTGCACTTCGAGTTTAGCATGCAATCTCGTTCACATTACTGTTAGTAAAAGCTTCGTGGGCATATTCAATCCGTAGTATAATCCGGTGTTGGAACTGATTCATTAGTTCACCCACGTTTTTGCCAATTGAAAGACCGGCAAAAGCCGCTCCAATCAGCGTCGGCAATGTACCGATTCTATTGATTATCCAATCAAGCGTGTTAAGCGCAGCAGATCCAGTATCAATTAGTCCTTTCAGGAAATCGGATTTGATCAACGAATTTGATAGCGCCTGCCACGCAGTTTTGAGCTGATTAAGATGTCCCTGAATAGATTCAACATACTTTTCTTGTTCTGCAGCCGCAGTTCCCCAAGCATCCGTAGAAGCAAGCATAGCTTTTTCAACCTGCTCCCAATTGCTAAGAAGCGCAGCAACATCACTGGCTCTGTTCTTGCCAGCAATGATCTCAAGCACTCTGGATTGCGTGTTTGTTCCAAGCGTATCCCATACATTTGCAAGGTCTCGCATTACATCATAAGTGGATCTCAAATCACCATTTGATTCAACAAGATTCACACCCGTCAAATCATTGATTGCACTTTGCAGTGATGATGTAACTTCAATTAATCCCTCTGCATCTTCTCCAATTGCTTCAAGCTCTGCAGCAGTTGTGCCACGCAGTCGCATGGATAGCGTTCTCAGTGCATTACCAGCTTTAGCAGCATTCTGCGTAACCTCAGTAATACCCGTTGCCATAGCAGCAGTTTCCTGAATGCTATTGCCAGCCACTTGTAGCGCGGAAGCAGATCGAGTCAAAGCTTCGCCAACATCGCTTGCGCTTACGGCAAACTCATTGCCAAGCTTATCAAAGATATCAGCAACGTATTCAACGGCAGCAGACACATCTCCGCCAGTAAGCTCAAGAAGCTGATCTTCAAATCCTTTATAAGCTGTCACTAGATTATTTACAGCGGTTTCTGTGTTCAAATCAGTAACATGCTGATACATGGATGTGATATTTGCAAGCTCTTGCGCTTCATTTGGGTCAAAACCAAGCTTTGCCCAATCAGCAGTTGAATTGATAATATCGGTAAGTTCTGTTCCGTACTGCTTTGCAGACTTCACCATATTACCGTACATCTTCTGATATTCTTCATCCGTAAGTTCAGTAACACGATATAGTCCAGTCATCGCCGTATCAACGGCAACAACATTTTCTGCCATGGATTTGAGAACGTCTTCAATACGGTGCAGGACTTCTGCAGCTCCAAAGTATCGGAACATGTTGCTAAATGTCCTACTCATACGTGAGCCAAATGTTTCCCCTGCTAGACCAGCCTGATTTGCTCTCTGTACGATGCTCTCAAATTCGTTTTTAATGTTGTCAAAATCAACCTGAGTTAGATTACCAGACGAAGATAGTGAACGTAATCTGTTTTGAAGATCATCAATCGCAGAACCAAATTCCTTTGTTGCCCGCGTATTTTTTCCCATCCAGTCACTCATTGAATTGCTGAGTTTTCCTGATTGGAGAGAACTAATCGTCACTTTGCTTTGAGATGATACGGTCACAAGATTGTTTTTTACTTGTGTAAGTGTATCAATGTATGAGTCATATGTTTTAATCAGCGCCTTGGGCGCATTTTGATTCTTAGCAAGATCCCTATGAAGTCTGTTTAACGTTTCAAGATCTGCACCAATAGTTTTGAGCTTGGCATGCCCCGTTGACCCAAGCTTTTCATATTGCGCAGTTACCCTTGCGATAGACGCTTCAATTCCACCATTTGATAGCTGTGCATTGATCCTATCAACTAACTGCTGAGAAAAAGATTTACCCGATCGATTCGCCGCCGTTTTAATCTGAGTAGTAAGACTATCAGTTTTAATGCCATCCAGCCTGATCATGAAATTATGACGATCAAGGGATGCCTGAATTTGAGACGGCAACTTCTTTGTATCGAGGGTAAACCTGCTCAGTGTAATTTTTGATTTTTCAATGTTGGCAATTTGCGATGGGATTTTCTTAGTGTCTAAAATCGCTTGTATTTTTGCTGTAAATTCAGACATGTTTCCTCCCATAAAAAAATCACCATTTCAAATGGTGAAGACTTGTTTTATAACTCTTCAAGCGCAGACTTTCGTCCTTTCTTGATTCCTTCCGCGCCGAAGTATTTTTCAAACTGTTTGTCAGCTTCCGTATCAATATAAATTTTCAGCATATCAGCAGATTCCCAGCCGATCATGTCTTGAATAATATTGTCTGGAATGCCGAATTCATGTAGTTTCGTTGTAAGGTAATGTCTCAGGCTGTGCCAGTAAAATGGTTTGCCAAAGAATTTACCAAAGCTTTTTGTCCAAGAATCAAGAGTCGTTGTTGACATTGGCTCATCCAGCCATTTTCCATCGAAATAGCGGGGGAATAGCCACTCGCTCTTGACCTTGAGCTCCTTTCGCTGTGCAAGCCATAAATCTAAATACGGCTTGAACGGCTTTGCAAGCGTATATATGTCAAGTAACTTACCTCTGCTTCCGCGTCCTTTTGTAGTCACCTTCTCAGGTGTTTTATAAAGCGCTCCTTCACAGATCAAGTTTTCGTTATCAAAATAATGAACCTTAAACCTTGGAAGCTCTGCCTTTCTACGTCCGCTATTCATTGCAAGCGACAACATACATGCTTTCATGTATTCTTCATTTGCAATAAGACTATCCAGAAGTGGCTGGAGGTCTTCTTCCTGAAACACTGTCTTCTGCCGAACAGCAACATCGGCAGGAGACTCAATTTTTCGAACAATCGGCCTGTAGTCCTCATATTCATCGTCAAGTATGTTTTCGACATAATTGCTAAGGGATGAAATGGTTGCCTTTACAGTTCGAATCCTCTTTGGAGACCACATCCAGACGTTGATTGCATGATTCTGAAATTTTGCAATTTCTCGCTTAGTTAGATCAACAAAGAATTTATTTTTATTGAATTCAAGGTTCCAACACCAGAATACATGAAGGTTCGCTTTATACTGTTTAATCGTTCCCTTTGAGCGATCTACAGAAGCCAGATATTCGAGGAAGTCATTTTCTAGCTCGATATTCTCAGGGTTTACCTGTTTCAGTTTTTCTTCTGATGTAATGTTATTGTATACAGTTGTTCTTCCTGTTTTTTGATTGCCCACAGAAACCGCCTCCTCATGCAATTACTTTCGGAAGAAGCTTCTCATTGTCTTATTTAGTGTTCTCTCTATCTTTTTCTCTGCCCGATCCCAGAAATGCTGACGACCAAGCGGAGGCATAAGACCATATGTTGCAGACAAACTATGATCATTCGCAACCGCAAGAACATCCGACATCAACGGCGATTTTCCAGTTGTATACTGATGCGATTGATCAAGATACGCATTAAACGTAAACACACTGCCATTGGTTATAATTGCAGTTGTTCTAGGCGTATCACCAAGAGCGCCAGTTCTTTCATACATCTTTGGCTCTCCTTTAGTGTAAAATCCGCCAGTTTCTTCGTACATGTCTGCTTCGATCTTGCTTGACGTAACGGTAAGCGCCTTTTTAACATGCTTTTTCAGCATATCGTCTAGTTGCTTCATATTTGTGGCAACCATGAATTACGCCTCGGCTTTCTTTGCGCTTTCAAGTGTCCTTTTGAACATCTCAGAGGAGCCGTAAGACTCAATAAATGCGTCCACATCAAGCGTTCCGTTCTTGATCTTATCTGTAATTGCGTCAATTCTGTCCAGATTTTCTTTCGTTACCATGCTCGCCATCACAGTAGTTGCATCGTTTGCCAGCTTCTTGATCTTGTTGTAAATCTGATTCACAGAATTCTTCTTGGTATTTACAATATCCATAGCATCACGAAATGCGTTTGCAAAATCAAAACAAACCATCGTTACGGTGATGGATGCATTAAATGCCTGAATAAACTCTTCGTCCTCAAACACTTCGCTGATTTCAGTCGGGTCAACAATTTCATGACCGAATTTTTCATCAAATTTGCTCGACTTTACGCAATTGTTGTAAAACACACACATTGCGTTGATCAGTCCGATATGAGGCTGGTAATCGCCGTCTTCATTAAAAAACTCATTCGCAATTTCATTGACAATGCTCAAGTAATCAAGCATATTCAGTTTTGTTCCAATGTTCATTGTCATACTCATAACTTTTCCTCAACCTTCTCTTTATCGTAAAACCCATGCTTGCTAATCTGTTCAGCGAAGCTGGATATATCGTATTTATATCGAGTCCGAATTTTCTTTTGTGGAATCTTAATATATCGAATATGAAGAGAATCAAGATCATTTATTGTAAAGCTCTTCTTTGAAAGCTCGTTCGAAACTCGCTCAAATCCGCGTATATCAACAAATACTGTCGTTTCAATGCCCCTGAATTCAATAATGAATCCACAGGCAATGCCGTTATACCTGTTCCATTCCTGCAATCCCTGAATCTGGTGAAGATGAATATCTCCTTGGTCGTTTTCGTTTCGCTCAAACGAAACAGATTTGCCAGAAACCGTTTTCATTTCTAATGCGCATAAAATATGACTTTTTGAATCCCACATAATGAAATCAAATGGGTTTTTTCTGCTAAATCTCAGATTGCCTCCTCCAAATGATTGTGCGGCATCTGGAATACGATATAATAAAATGTGATCCGGAACAGATCGTTTAATGGCATCTTCAAATTCTTTTCCTACATTTTTCATGTGTTATGATGGCCTATTTGCAAGCCACTTTTTATATACATAATTTGTTTCATTCTTCAAAAACCAGCATGTCAATCTTCCGGGATCATTCTCTTTCTCCCAGACAAACTTTGGCTGACAACCATGCGTAGTGTAGAAGATGATCTGCTTGATGCAATCAATTGCAATCAGGTTTTCGCGTCCATAACAATCGATTGCTTCTTCAAGAGATCCAAACTGAATCGCTTTCATTTCTGTCTTCTCCTGTATGTAAAACGCAAAAAGATAGGGGAGATAACGCCTTGACACCGATGATGATGTTGGGTAGTATCTCCCCTAAAAAAATACAATACAACTCATCAATGTCACGATCATTCAATTTCAGTTTCATCAATCTTTTCGGTTGTTTTCTTCGAAGCCCGTTTTCTAGGCTTTGCGGCAGTCTCTTCGGTGCAAGTAAGCACCTTGTTTTCGTCTACAACAAAATACTTCCCGTTCTCATGGCACACCCAGATGCTTTTTGCATCATTGCCAATGGCGGGAAGCTGAATATTGGTTTCTCCGAAGCGAACTACCGTCACAAGCTCATTATTTAAAATAACGTTACATTGTTTAATCATATCGCTTCACCATATTTAATTAATAGGGCGGGGAATAGTAAGTTTTCACTTGCCTATCCCCGCATATATCGTGTCAAACTGCATTACGCCGGATTGACAATGAGCTCTTCCTCGATCTCAACCATGTCAAGAATGTTCTTATTCGCATCCTCAAGCAGGTCAAAGGTCAGTGTAACAGTCGCCGGATCGCCCTCGGAGCTGAAAGACAGCTCAAAGCTACGCTGAATAGTGGCCTTGTAAGCAGTCATCAGGAACGGAGTCAGCAGACCCTGCTCATCCTTGTCCAGCGTCTTCATGGTAATAAAGTAATCCTGCGGCAGATCAGCATTCGTAAAGGAGATCCTGCGCACACCCTTATTGCGATTCACAATAAAGCCAACTTCATACTCAGAACCAACCTTAATATTGTCCGCAGTGGTAGCAGTAAACTTGCCATCAGCGAAAGTACCCTCAATAGCGGCATCGCCAAACTCGCCCTTCGCATAGACAAAAACAGAACCAGCGACGATCTCGCCATTGTTCACAACCATCGGCAGCACACCAGCCTCTTTGCAGGCAATGGTTTCCTTAGCTGCGTACGCAGCGTCGTTCTTAATCGTGCCATCGGCAAGCAGGGCAAAGAACTTGAACGGGTAAACCTGTGCCTCCAAGGTCATCGTGCCCTCAAGCGGATTTGCAAAAGCAATACGACGTGAACCCTTAGCCATTGCATAGACGCTATCACTGGACAGACCGGCGGTCGTCGCATTGGCAGTATCAAAGTTCAGGAAAGGTGCCATGGTCTTCAAAATACGAATTTCGACATCACAAACCTGTCGATTCGCTCTATTCAGTTCAGGCATATTTGTATTCCTCCAATTCAGAAAATTGTTTTAGTCATAATAGTTCTTGTGCCAAAGTGTTTGATCAAACTTGTTTTTCTCGTCTCCCCAAACAGAAACGCTTGTGGAATTCATATCAAAAATCAAGTTGCCCTGCATCCTTCTAAAAGTGTCATATAATTGAAAGATCGTAAGATCCCATATGTTTATCAAATTAATAGAAGGATGAAGCGCGGAAACAGAAGAGATGATATTGGAAAGAGACAAATTTTTGTCTGCTTTAACTTTTCGCTCTTCTTCTTGCTTCTTGAGCGCTTTTTGCATTTTTTCAAACAACTTTCGCGCGATGTCATTCTTAAAATTCTGATCGGCAGCATCTTCGTCCGCCTTGCTGTGAATACAGCAAATTTGCTGAATGATATCGATAATCTGAGGAAATGTATCCTCTGAAATCACACCGCGAATATTTTCTGGTGCAATTTCATTATTTTGCTCAATGTCGCCATAGAGCAAAATAAAAAAACCTTCCTTGAAGACCACTCGTTCCTCAAAGAAGAAATTGAATAATTGCGTATAGATATTTTGAAGTTGCACATCATCTTTAAGTAAGGTATACATTGTCAATATATCCTTATCACTATCGGCAATGGCATTCCATTTTTCTATTCCGCCATTACTTTTTAAGATTTTCGTATAGTATTCCTTCGGAGAACACTTTAAAAATACCTCATAAGTATTAAATGTTGAGAAAGAAATACGTGATATATCTTTAAGTCTTGGCTTTTTTAGCGTCCCGATAGACAGCGTGATCGGATCTGGGCTTAACTGTGTTCCGTAATCTAAAATCATTATCTGAAATTAGGCACGGAAAACACCATGCAGCATCCGTAGAACCTTGTTGCATTATACGGCTCAATGCTGTCTAGTGTAAGCTCGCCAATGCCAAATTTATTTGAAACACTTTTATCGTTGATTAATGAGTCTTCAACCATCTGAGACAAAATATCGATTCTATCTCCGTAGTATCCCTCTTTGCCGTATCCCTCAAGAATATCTCGATGACAAACAAGATACATAATTACCTTGCAATCCTTGATATTTGAGTACATCCGCGGAAGTGCAATATCGTAAAAGATGTAAGTAGTCATATCGGTAATTGTATCATCAACGAATAAATGCGATTTCACATGCTCCTTGAATAACGTTCGAACTTTTGACGAACTCATCATGCTCGTATCTCCAAGTAGCAGATCCAGAATATCAGGATTCTTGTACAGAGCACTGCTGATCTCTTGCTTAAACTTTCCGCGTTCTGCGGTTGTCTTTTTTCTTGCCATGTTTTGCGCTCCTTAAAAGAAAGCTTTGATTTGAATCTCTTTTGTTACCGAAGTAAAAGAATCTGCATGAAGAGTGATCTTAATCGTGTGATTAGCGCATGACATATCGTCTGTTGAAACAATTACTGAGTTGCCAACATAATCGATGGTAAGTTTATCCTTTACATCAGATTCAATTTCCCAAATCGGTTCTGCATCGGTATCGTCTCCAAAGATATCATAGAACCTTGCAGTGAAAATACATGGATCAATCTGTGGATATAGGATATCGCTTTCACATTCGATCTCTGCCATCTGTGATGAATTGCCCTGCTGACGCGGAATATCGCATAGCCAATATCCTTCTCCATCAACAACATAATACCCATCATTTTCATGCTGCTCGTCCTGATATGCCATAAACTCAGAATGCCCACTATCCTGATAATCAAACAATACGGAATCAACACGTGTGATTTGATATACAATGACGGGGTTTGTCGTATCAACAATAGTGTCCTCAGAAAACATTTGCTCGTAGATTTTGCATCGCTTATCAATGATCAAACGGATTCCTGAGTGAAGCATCAAGCATTCTTTGTCATCTGGTGTAAGCACCATAAGTTGATCTGTCCTTATTCGATAATATTCAGAGCTTGTTTCACCATTGTTATATTGAGAAGCAGAGGCTGCGCTAACCCATCGACGAACGATCTCTCCGTTGTCATTCAGCCATGCTGCATAATAATTGCAGAGTACAACGACAGACTTTTCATACATCGTATTGTCATCAACCAGACCAACAATCAACCAGTAGCGATTCTTGTATTTGATATACATGCCCGCCTTGCATGTACCAATAGGAGTAAGCACTTGTCTTATCATCGTATTGGACTTTGTATTCGCGGTGTTGTTTTGAATAATCGCTTTGATCGGCGTACAAACGCTTAGGTCATAATTGCAAAGTTCAACATCTGTGGCTGCATCCGAATTCAGCACACTCATAAATCCATTGCTCGCCAATTCACGCAGTTCACCGGAGTCAAATCCGCCAGTCATTTCATTTCCGTCTAGCAAATACCAAGCTATTGCCATTAAGATGCACCGCCTTATACATATGCAGTAGGCATCTGATTAGCAATCATCTGCTCGGACTTGCTGCAATCGTAATCAAGCTCATTTTTTGCCGCAGTCTTTGATCCGTTATTGCCATCAATACTGATATCCTTACTCACAATAGATACACGCTTGTTTACCTTTGATACTTCGCGTTCCTGATAGGATTGCTTCATAAATGCAGCTAACGTGTCAATTACATACCGATCAAGCTTGCAATCAAAACACAGGATGTCCTCGTCAAAAGCCAATGGCTCAAGCTCAATAGAGTATCTTCCGATTGCTTTATGCAGCCATTCAAGCATTAGCTCTTCCGGCACAACGCTCTTATCTCTGAAAGATGCTTCAAAGCTTCTGAAAACATCCATTGCAGTAGTGTTCACCATCGGCTACACCCCTTAATCCATTCTGTATCCCGTGTGCTTCTCCGCAAATCGGATTTTGCTGAAATCGTTGAGATTGAGCCGCTTGATCGCCTGCATAACAGCATACTTCTCAGCCCTTGTCGTGATCTCTTCGACAAATTTCTTTTCAAAGTCAGCCTGCTTCTTCATATCAAACAGCGTCTTCACCTTTACATCAGTAAAGATGTTCTGCTTGCGCTTTCCGTCTTCGCTGTCAAAATCGAGATAAACACGGGTTTGCGCATCATCAATGAAAATTGTGGCATGACTGCCATTTCCATCAATTCCGCAAAATAGCTTGTTGCCATTCTGAACTTGAGCAATAATCTCATTTCGTGACAGCCTCACGCTGCCGTCTGCAACAATGCTCACATCGCCATGATTTTCAACGATACGGGCAAAGCCAACCGTCCATCCGGCGATATTTCGAATCGTAACCTTTGTATCAAGGTTCAACTCTTCTTGCTTGGTAATCTCTTCCATAATTGATTCCTCATTTCAACTAATGTATTGATATCAACTAAAACGATATTTCTCTGCATTATAGGATGCAATAATGTCATCCAGCCTCTTCGATTTTGAAAAAACCCAATAACGTTTTCCGCTATTGCCGTTAATCTTGGACGAATGGCATTTCTCTCCAAACGCAGACAAATAGTGAAATAGCCTCAAGGAATAGCAGTAGAAAGGTTTTTCTATTTCCATAACTATCACCTTATAGGGAAAGCGGGGTATACCGAAATATACCCCGCGTATATTTTTTACTTCAGGCCGCCAACGTTGGTATCGTAAATCATACCAATCTTGTGCTCGTGACCCTTCGCAACGTCACAACCAACCTCAACGTCGAAGCGAGTCATGATCTTGCCGCTCTTGACATCGGTGCCAGTGCAGGAAGTCAGACCACCGCGAGAATAGGTCGCAATCGGAGACTGCACGCCAGTCGGCACGACAAAGCCAAGGCCAGCCGGAAGCAGGGTCTTGAAGTTGTCGCCAGCTTCGTTCATCTCGTAGAAGTTGTACGGGTTCGGCATCTCAGACAGCACAGCGCCATTGTACATAGACAGGGTGCCGTTCTGCGCCAGCTCGTTCATAACCTTCTCGGAAATGCCAGTGATAACATTGTTGTTGATGTTGCCAACATAGCCAGCCCAAGGAGTGAACTGAGAAATCAGCGCATAATCACCGATAACGGTCGGACGTCCATTGCGGCGAACCTTGCCCAGCACGTCGTCAACGCCAGTCTTAGTCAGGCCAGCACCCTCATACATATACTTCACGCCAGAAGCGTTCTTGATCGCATTGTACACGCGGTTGATAATCGCCAGCTTTGCACGGTTCATAATGTCAGTCTTCACCTGAGCAACGCCCTCGTTCTCCTTGGACATATCGCCCAGCGCGACACGACGGTAATCCACAGCATAGCCGCCGGAAACCGTGAAGGTCGGAACCTGATAGATTTCCTTGTGAATGGCCGGGAACACGACATCGCCGCTCGCAGCCTGCTCACGGGAGCGCTCGCCAACATGGGTGTAAATCTCACGCTCGATGGTCTCATCATAACCAACATTCTTGTAAGAACCGAAAATGCCAAGCAGCTTCAGCTCTTCCATGACCGGAGCCTCAATCACAAAACGACGCAGGGTGTTCAGCTCCGCAACAGCAGAGAAGTCACCATTCTCGGAACGGGAGCCAAGCTCCTTAATATAGGCAACAGCCTTATCCGCAGCCTTGCCAAAGCGGTCAAGATTCTCGCCATTCACCATCGCAGAGAAAATCTCAACAACGGGAGACTGCTTGGAGAACTTGCCGTTGAACGCCTCGGCATCCTTGCGGACATTGTTTAGTTCAAAAGTATTCATAATTGTATGCCATCCTTCCTATGTATTCAATTAGCCAGCAATCATGACGCGGGCTTTAACAGCCTTGCCAGTCAGCATAACCTTATCGGTCACGACAAAGTACACGCCACTCGCAGGCGCAGCATCGGCAACAGCCAGAGTGCCATCCTCATTGATGGTCAGCATGGAAACGCCAGCCTCAAGATCCGCATAGCTCTTGCCCTCAGCATAGGCAATGTGCTCTTCATCAATAACGAGCTTCTGGTTCTTCCACATGGCAACCTCATAACCATTCAGGTATTCGCCAGCAGCAAAAACCACATCCTTGTTGTAAGCATTGTCGCCGACAACAGTATTAGAAATCAGATAAACGATTTCATTATCAGTCAGAAATGAATAGTTCTTCACGGCCTTTTCCGCCTTCAGAACGGGATTAATCTTGGCAACATCGATCATGCCAAGAGTTTCAACTTTAATCATATTGTTTGTCCTTCCTTTCGTTCATTTAGAAAATGTTCTCATCTTCCGTGTTCGCAACGGGTGCGCTCACTTCACTGAAAATATCTTCAATCTCAGCAGCGGAAGCCGCATTCTGCTCGGCAACGATAGCTGCCTGCTTCTCTGCATCAGCCTTAGACTTCTTGCCGATACCTTCCCAGATCCTATTCACAACAGAATTAATCTCGGAATTCACCGGGTCGCTATTGAACGCATCAATCTCGGCCTGAGCATACTGCTTCTCTTCCTCAGAGAATTCCTTAATAGCCTCATTCAGCTCGCCAACGCGCTCTTTAGCCCTTGCTTTCGCAAGCATTTCGCGGAGCTCATCAAGCTCCTTGTAGAGCTTATCAATCTCCTCATACTTTTCGCCAAGCTCCTTCTTGCACTCATCAAGTGCAGCTTCAAGCTTAGCAACATTTGCAGTAGCCTCTTCAACGGTAGCATTCGCTTCGCTGATCTTGGCTTCACACTCTTCCTTGCACTTATTCATTTCGCTTGTATGCGCAGACACTTCATTCACGGTCTGAGCAACCAGCTCTTTAATCTCAGCCTCAGTCATAGTAGTGGCATCCTCCTTGTTCTCATTATTCAGCTCGACGATATATGCCGCATCATCTGCTGGCTGAACGCCAAGCAATGCGTAACCGGAGAATTGGAACTCAACCGGGATACGGCCTTCAGGCACATATCCATATTTGTAAACAATTGCATCGTTATCGTCGGTCTTTAAAATTTCAACGCTTCCGTAAGGTGGAGATCCGCTTGAAATATCTTTGTCCAGCTTCTTGACGAACTTGTTGTAACACGCTGCGTCAATCTCACCTTCGCCGATGCAATACATCTTTACGCCGTCTTCCGTTTCAACATCTTCGATGTACCCTTTAGTAAATGTACCGATATCAACAGCGTTTTCAAAAACCGGCATACCATCTTCAAAGCCTGTCTCGCCATGTCCGTTTAGCTCAGTACGATCCTCGTCCAAAAATTCCGCTCGCAGGAACATGCCGGGAATCGTATCCAAATGCGCCCGAACATACGGTTCAATCCACGAAATGCCGTTTCGGTTGTACTTGGTTCCAACCTGATTCTCTTCGTCAATCGTGTCTTCATGAAATACTTCACAAAGGACAATTTTGAATTTTCTTCGTCCATTTTTTGTATTTCTTTTAGATAGCTCAAATGTTTTCAATCTTCTCACCACCTTCCGTCAAAAATCTGTATATAAAAAGAGGGCATATGTTGCCCTCTTATTACAGTGGGGTAGAAGTGCATACACACTTCAAATCATCATGAATCCTTCAAGATAAAACTGATATTTCATCAGCCAGAAGGACTAAGGTTTGTTGCTGCCTTATTTCTAATATACTTTTCAGCAGCAGAATTACCCGTATAGCATCCAAAGATTACGCCAACCAATCCGGTTGTCGTCGCCAGAATATCCAGCAATGCACTCGCTGCGTAGTTGTATACGCACACTAGCGTAATTGTTGCAATGAGCTGAATCAAATATGCGATGCCAGCAATGCTGACAACTCGTTTGCTATACTGGACATACTTGCCATTTGTGTTCATCTTGGCAACCTCCATAATGGATTAGTCACCAAGTTTTACCTTGATAACCTCGCCATTGGCAAAGTGATTAGCAAGCGAGTTTGCAGAGAGCTTAGTTGAGCATGGAATAAACACGCCCCAAGTTCCGCCAAACCCGGTATGCTGCTCAATCGGAGCTTCATTGTCGCCGCTATCGGCGTTCACGGGAGCATCTTCGGCATTGCGTGAATGCATCAAATAGCCGCTTGATACATAACCATATGCTCCGTTATAGCTCACCTGAGTCCAACCATCAGCGGTGGTGGAATACACAGGAAGCTCTGTGCCAAACGGGATTTCACAAACAATATTGTTTGCTTTCTTGGCGCTTGAACGTAAATTCAAAGCACCGCCATTCGTTGCAACTTTTGCATAGTACAAAATATTCATATTGATATCCTCATTTCTTTCATCAGGAATCAGGATATCCATCACATCATCATGATTCGCTTCATTTGATACACCATCTGTCAAAACGCCGATGATGTCGCGGTGCCTGAGCACATGCGTAAAACCGTTTTTAAGCATCGTGCCACAAACCTCTCCCTTGGTGGCACTGCTGTGGATACACTCATAGCCTCCAATGCCGCCCATATAGTAGGCAATATGCTCACATTTTCCAGTTGAGGCATTATAGATAACAGGCAGATCGCCAATCAGCAAACCTTCTTCTTTGGCCTCTGCAAGCGTCTTGCGGCTTACAATGTGATGGTATTTGTTTCCCGGTTTGTATTTCGTAAATGAATTCCATAATTCAGTGCATCCTGCAGTGCGATATGTTGAATTACCGCCAGCGCAATTCCGAATTAAATTGATGACAACAGCATGCACACAGTCTTCATCATCATAAGAATTTCCAACTCTCGTCAGCAAATAGTTCGCGCCGACGATACCATTAACCGCCATAATCAATCACCTCATTCTTATGCAATATAAAATGCACTACCTGTTGTCACTTGGACTAGGCAGCGCATTTCCGTGATTGCTTCTGGATTGAACGGTTTTTTCTGATGGATTATCCGTTATCGGACGGCCACCTTTGTTTTCTCCGTTCTGCCCAGACATTGTGAAACTCGTTTGATGCGGTTTATACTTTTCATAGATTCCAGCCTCAATTTCCTCATCAAGCATGGAGTAGAAGATTTCGGGCTGAATGCCGCATGCAGCGCTCCAAAGAGACAAACTGCCACAGCCCTGAAGGTAAAGCTCTTTAGCATATCCAACCATTGATTTCTTGTTGATATGCGTAATGGGCAGATACTTGCACTCAACCCAATTGGCCTTATCTTTAATAATGCTCGAATTGATACATTTGTTCAATTCGCTTTCAATCTGCTCAATCCATTGCAGAATTTGTGATGTGACCAATTCAAGGTTACTTTCCTGTGCTGAATAGCTTCCGCTTCCAGTGCCAGATAGGGCATTGCCAGCAAAGCCAAGCGCCAACGCAATCTTGTTGTCAAGATCGGACTCATACTTCTCATCAAAGATGTCCGTGTTTGATGTGTCAAGCGCATTAATCTTTGTGCCAGCAGCAACAGAGAAGAAGGAAGTGCCTCCGCGATTATTCTTTGTCATAACAGCACCGCGAACAGCCGTATGCTGAGCCTGCTGCTGTTGCTTAGTCAGCGCGGACGTACCTTTTTCTTTACCTTCTGGGAAAGTCTGGTAAACAATTCTATTGTTGATCTCGTCAAGCACGCTTCTCTTTGTGTCCGTAAAATAATCACGGTACAAAATGTCTGTGATCGCAGCAAGCACAAGCGGTCTTCCGTATGGCTCTTCACGTTTTGAGCGAATCTTATGTGTAATGGTATGTGCATTATCTAGGACAACCCAATTGCCGTTGTCATTCTTATTCCGATTATTCCTTCGGTTGTGGTATGCGTCCCTGATCTCCTTTGGATATTTTCTTAGCTTGTTTTCAGTGGACTCTCCAGTGGCCAAGTCAAAGTAATCAAGGTTAAATGCAAGAACATAAGATGAATTCTTGATACCAACAATTCGCGTGTAGTCGGTTGGCAGGGAAATGATGCTTGCATTAATGCCAAGCTCATTGATCTCCGTAATGCAGTCCACATCGTAATCGCTCATCGTTTTTCTGCTGGAATATGGGCGTGCTGTGGTTTCAAAGTAATAAAACGCAACACCTTCAACCATACCCCTGAATAGCGCATCACGAATAATTTCTTTATCTTTAATCGTTCTAAGCGTAGAGGCCATCAATTCTTTGTTGCGTTTCTTCTTATTCTCGTTTTTGCCATGTGACACAACAACCTTATCCAGCGTTGGCAGAGCCGTCATATAGTCAACGGTGTTTGTATATGTGCCATTGCTTCCATATAGGATTAGCGATATTTCACGCAAAATCTGGTTGTTGTTAATTGGATCTTTGACTAGAGCCGCAAGTGCTTCCTGCGAATATAGATCAAAGATATTGAGTCCGAAATAGCACATAGAACGGCTCTGCGAAGTTGACATAGAGCAAAACTCATTTGTCTTGTCATCAACCTGCGTCGCGTTTTGTGCTTGTTTATTTGCATAGCGTTTCGGAGGACGATTCCTCTGAGTCCGCGATGCGGATGAATTTGTGTTTCCCATTGGCATAGCCCTCCTTTTCAGTTAATGAGCACTTCGTATTCGTACTCGTCATTATTTGAAATCAAATCTTTTTCAAGAAGTGAAGCAAAATAAGAACCGTAACTGCAAGACGTGTAACGGTCTTTTCGGTTTGCGCCAGCCTCTCTAATGACGATTGCTCCCGTCTGCTCCTTCTTTTCGTATGTAAGCGAAGCCGTCTCACTAATTAACTCCTGTGTTTCAAGGAATGGCGTTTCATAGAAGAATTGCACATTCGGATCAGAGGAAGAAATGTACTCCTTATAGTTTGGAAGTATCTCTTCGCTTGCTCGATCAAATCCAACAAGAAGATCAATGAGATGTTCAGTTAGCACACGTCTGAAGTCTTGAGCGATATCGCTGTTCATTTTCTGAGAAGCATTAACAACGAATATGCACGGGTTCGCGCCCTCAATCTTAATTCTGTTTGCAAACGTGTCATCATTCATACAAACAAGAGGGGAATATTCGCAATCGCGCTCTTTATCGTACATGATTTTTGCAAGCATGTCATAGATCGCCACACCTGCGTTTCTTGTATCCAGTACAATGTAATCGGCATCGAAATCCTCAAACAATTGCCTGATACGAATTGCTTGTTTCAGCGTTTCTCCGCCTTGCACAGATTCGATATAAGGTACAACCCTTCGATATCCGTTATCAATGATGATGTCGCTGGAGGACTCACGCTGATGCGTTACGCGCTCCGGTAACAAGCGCATACAGGAGAAAACAGAATTATCGTTTCTCTTGTTTTCGATAAACGCCATATCGCAGGAAACAATACGAATTTCGCCAGTCTGTTTAGCAATTGCGTATGGATTTTTCTTTCCAATTCGATAATCAAGCGTTGCTCTTGGATAGAATGGGCGTTCAAGCCGCTGATTCTCCTGAAGCATCGAATAGGTAAAGAAAGCATGCTCGTTTTCTTTGACACGCTCATTCAAGAACTCGATACGCCATGTAAGCGGGTCTTGTTTCTTCTTTTCCTTCTGCATCTGCTTCATTGTGCGGATGTTATGCTTGAGCGTAATGCTCTCGTCAAAGGCTAGAAGACATCCGTTCTTTTCAGCAAGCATGTCGCCAAACGCCTGATCAACGATCTTCCACATCCAATGCCCGTTATCAATCCAGCTTGAGCTGATGTAGATATCAACGGGTTCTTCCTGAATTTCCGGCATGCTCGCATAGAACTCATCTGTCATATAAGGAGCCTGTCTGACCGTCTGGAAGGGGGATAGGATGCTATCGTCAATAGATTTCAGTATTTGTCTGAACTCTTCACGGATAACCGCATTTGAACGATAACCACGACCATTTTCACTTGCAGGAACAACCGTAATCGTACTGTGATTCCTGAAATACACAATAACCTCATTCTGATTGTCTTTAATCCTAGAGATTTCTCTGCGAAGCATGGGGGATAAGCCCATAAGCTCGTTTTGTATCTTTTCTGAGACAATCAACTTTGATTGTCCCTTTGTTGCGCTTGCAAGCACGATTTTCGAATATGGCCGCGTGATACATCGGCAACACGCATACAAGGCAATAATAAAAGACTTCGCCGAAGCACGGCTTGCGATAATCACGATAAACTGACATATACCCATCATATAAAGCAAAATTGCCTGATACCAATGAAGGTTAATGCCTAGAAAATCTATCGCAAACCGATGCAGGTTCCGTCTGAAGAACGTATTCCAAAGGAATACGTGATCCATATTCTGTTCATTTCCAAGAAAGCTGTTGCTTGGAAACTTTGTGTATAGCTCCTTTTGACGTTCATCGGCATGTCTGCTCTTATAGCGTGTCTTCTGTGTCTGAGTCAACATCGTCGTTTTCCTCAGTGTCGTCATGCACACAGAATTCCGGGTCACGATCCTGCGTACCAAACATCAGATTGCGAAGCGGCCTCAAAATAAAGCGCTCCATATAATCGCCAATTCCGTCAAAATCTTTATACAGCTTCTTGTTCTTATAGTATTCTTCGGGTGTGTATTGAGCAATTCTCGCTTGCCAGATACCCCAGCAGTCTTCGTTATTGCTGCTGGTTTCCTGAACAGTTTTCAGTCCGGCTTGCGAGAAAGTCTTTCTGTACAACTCCGTCATTTTGTTGTAATCATCAACGCGGTTTTCCCTGATAGCTTTCATCTGCTGCATCTTTGTGTAGCACAGGTCAAAGATGAAAAGCTCTTGGTTGTTATCGCATTTCGGATTGGAAGACTTGATTTGTCTATAATGGTTTTCAAGCAAGTCATAGTCCATTTGCGTCAGACCAGCTCCCCATTTTTCAATCAGCCTTGGATCAATTGGCGTTTCTTTTCCTTCGCCGTTTTCGTCTGGCACATCGTTTGACTGTTCGCCAGTAAAATATAGACCACTTTCATGAATGGTCGTATCAAAGGTTCTGCCTTTGTATTGCCGGATGTTCGTTTTCTTGATATAGTTTCCAACAATGGTATCATCGTCGTCATAACAATTATCAAATAAAGCAGCGTCATAGTAGATGTCACACATCATACATAAACGCTGCATTGCTCTATGAGCATTCTGATATTCAATTCTATATCGCTTATACTCCCGCACCAAGCAATCCTTGCAGATTGGGAGATGGCCTATTCCAGCATACAATTCGCTGTTGCTCTTAAAAAAGCGATTCAGCGCCAGATTATCTCCGCATTGGCAGCACGTATATTTTGTTGCGCTGCCAGAATTCACTTCGTTTGTCATGCCCATCTCTCCAAACTACAATAGCGCATCAATCATCAATCAATGCCGATGTCGAAATGAGCGTTCACATTCACGACAACCGGAGCGCAACCAAAGCAGCAGTCGTCTTCTTCCCACACGATCTCATAGCAGTTATTCATTTCCTGCCCACGCAGAATAGCAGAGTTTGCTTCTCCATCAATGTAAATGAGATCAGCGTCAAAGCCGTAATAACCTTCGCCGCAATACTCATTCTTTGCATGCCAAGCAGGTTGAATATGAATAACCATATCGGTATCCAGAACGACATAGTATTCGTGATAGTATCCGTTCATGTCTCCCGGAGCCAGTTCGATATCGCACAGATCAACATCACTGTAATCCAGCAGACGCTTCATCAGTTCCGCAGCCTGCTCATAAAACAGCACGGCATACACAGTTTTACCTTCGGATGCGTCTTCGTACATCATATCGGAAAGCAATTCGCAATCATTTAGAAATACCTGTTCCATATTTATATCCTCACTTTCCGTTGACCGCATCTTTTATGGCTTGACCAACTTTACATTTCACGGTTTTCACCGCAGGGCAGAGCTCCATTTCGCCAGTCTTCGGGTTACGTGCGTCATGCTCACGACGAGTGCCTACCTCAAAGCTCATAAAACCCCTGATCATAACCTTTTCGCCATTTACCAGAGCGTCTTTAATCTCCTCTGCAAATGCGTCAATAACAGCTTCGCAAGGCTCTTTTGCAAGCCCTGTTCGCTGAGAAATATTCATAACCAATTCATTCTTACCCATAATTCTCACTCCATCACTTTCTCTTGAAACGAATAGGATAGCAACATTTCGCACCATTGCTATCAACAACAGCCACTGCCTGACTAGGCAAGCCAGCTATACGCTTGGAAACACAGTGATCGTCCCCAGATCCTGAGAAACAACCGCTGCGAATAATTTGAACACCGCCAGCCACTTCATCGTAGCTGTTGTGGTGCATATGACCATAGAAGATTGCAGCAGGTCTATGTCCAATCATTACAATCAACTTGGATACACCTGCTTCATTAAATGAATCCCAATCGCCATGAACCATCCAGTATTCCTGACCACGGATTGTTAAGCTTCCGATGGTAGGGTCATAGTTCTGTGAATCCATAAAGAAGATATTGTCGATATGCTGCAGTTTTGCTTTCATATACCATGGGATCAAGTTATCTAATCTGTTACCACGCAAAACTTGATCTTTGAATGAGGTTCGGCTGTGGTTGCCAGCAACGCCATTCACATATACATTGTTGAAATGGCTGCTCAATTGATAAACAAAGCTGGAGAGCAATTCCGCCGCCTCTTGAACTTGTTGCACAAGCATCTCTCTGCTTTCTAGCTGCACGGTAAAATGAATCTCACCATTGATCAGATCGCCAAGAAATAGCACATATAGATTCTCAGCGTTGTGAGTCTTTTGAACCTCAATAATTCTCTCAATGTATTCAGACAGTCTCTCTGCGGCGATAGTCGAATTGTAACGACCAAATGAGCTGTCGGTATCTGCTCCATAATGAAAGTCTGACAAACATGCAACCAGATCATTGCCAGAAGAAATGATCGGCTGTTCATGTACAGGCAACTCGATAGCTGCTCTTTCTTTAATAAGAGATTCAAGGTGGCTCAGATCATTTTGAATCCTCGCAGCCTCACGAAGCTTTTTATTCAGCGCAGTTCTTTCATCAAAGAGCTGCTGCTTTTCCATCCGTACAGCCTGTTTTGCTTCACGAATCTCAGTCAGATAGCTATTGTTGCCAGACTTGGCAGCATGTTTTTCTTTGTAGTATTCCGATACGAAAGCGCCTCCGAAAATCGTTTGAGTCGCCTTGCGCAATGTGTCATAATGAACGTTGAGGTTATACTTTTCTACGATCTCCTGCCAGTCGATGTCCGTAGTACGGTTCACCTTTGCAGTTGCATCTGCCAAGCAAGCCTCATATTGTTCCAGTGTCAAACCACAATCTTGTATCTTTTTTTGCAATTCTGAAATCATTCTCACTCTTCACCACCATAAAAAGGCGCATCCTACAAATGCAGGAAACGCCTAACTCTCTGAAATTCTCATTTCTACTTGGTGGGCAAGGTAGGACTTGAACCTACAACGGCCATTGGCACCGAATTTACAGTCCGGGGCGATACCAATTACGCTCTACTTACCCTTATTGGCTCTCAGTGCTGGGCTTGAACCAGCGGCCCTCTGATTAACAGTCAGATGCTCTGCCAACTGAGCTAACTGAGAATATTATGGCGAAACGCCATATGTATATAAAAGCGGGAATCTGAAAATCAATTTGTATACATATCCAATCTTTTAAATTACATAGAAGGATGATTTTCACAGCCGCAGTGTTTTCGATTGCATGCCGACGCAGAGCGAATACTGCGTCAGCATGGCACAAAGAAAAGAGAAAGATAAAGAAATGAGAAAGATGAAAGGGTATATACCCTCCAGAATAACAAAAATCGAACTTTTTATCGCAGGCGTTGTAGCCCTCAAAGGTTGGGGCGTTGGGGGAGGTATTTTGAAATTCATCCTAAAATTGTGAGCGTTACATTGCCTCTTTGTTGCGGTGTTTCTGCAAACGCAACCGCCCCAATTCGCGTTTTCTAACACGCTGACAGTACGAACATCTCCTAGACGAATTGTTTTTCGATGAGATTTCAAACAGTTCGCCACAGTCTATGCACGTTACCTCCTTGGTCTCCTTTGGAGAATACGCAACGCAATTTGGGCAATAACGCTTTGTTCCGTTCTTGTTTCCTCGCGTCAGGATGTTGCACTCCTGACATCTGATGAAATTACCGCCGACATACCTCAGATATTCATACCCAAGCTCTCTGAAATCTGAGATGGTTAAAACAACGGGGGAACTGTCGTCGATAAACGTTACGCGATAGCTGTCATTGTCAATGCGCTTTGGTAATTCGATCAGCCCTGCTGCGCATAGCTTGCCAATACGTTTCTGCCGATCAATCGTATTGTCTGAGATCCGCGCGATCTTGAATACCTCTTTATCCTCAGTGTTTACCCATCCATTGTTGTTTGGGTTCCTAGCATTGTTGAGCTTTGCGATACAAAGGACGGTAAATGCAAGTCGCTCAAGTACCTTGTTGCCCAACGTGGAAATAGCAACGAGCTCATTTTCAGTAATGCGCACATCATTGATTTCGTGTAATGCAAACTTTCCCGCATTCTGCGCCGCATGCTCAATACTGTCAATCCAATAATCCTTTGTATAGACATAGCATGGATAGTGCTTTTCTAGGAAAGCAAGCAGCAGATCGGCAATTTGCTTTTTTCGATACCCCATAATGTGATGGTAGTATTTTGCCAATATATTGATCGTATGCAGAGGCTTACCGTTCACGATACCGCTCTTTAGGCATTCCTCTGCGTATTCCTTTTCATTCAGTATAATCATTGTCGCCCTCTAAAACGTTCTTACTTACCATAGTAAACTGCTTTCCACAAAACTCGAAATCTCCATCACGCTCAACAAGGGCGGGGTATTCGATATATCCACCACTCTTTTGCAGAAGGTTCTTCAAAATGACCTTCCAGCAAATATCCCAAGCGAACTGCTTCGAATTCTCGCTTCGATAGCACATATCAAGAACGATATCGCACAGCTCATCCTCATTGGAGCATTCGCAATAGCACTCTTTCTGGAATGAATCCATAATGCGCATACGCTCACTGATAATGTGCTCGTCATCAACCCGCTCTGTCCTCATGGACTGAATGAGCTTATTACACCTGATCTTGTGCTCACAATATAGCTTGCTGATTCTATTGAATATGCTCCTGCTGTACGATACGTCGCCCTTCATGATATCGTAATCAAAATCCGGCATATCGGTCATAGCCGAAGAGAAGTTCTTAAACTCGTTTTCAAACAGCCAGCAAATTCTATTGACCACACAGCTATTGTTGCCCGTTGGCATTAGGCGATCATAGTAAGACAGAAAAACTTCCATTTGCTCCGTCTTCTCTGGGTAACTACTCAGATCCGAAACGCTGTTGATTCCATAATCCAAGAAATTGCGGCAGGCATTCTTATTCGCGGTCTTGATGTACTGCTTGTAGTCAGACCTGAGCGTCGGATATACGTATGACATGAAGTACGGCTTGCGCAGCGCAGCAATCCTTCTATTGAATTCCTTTTGTTCAATAACATCTTCGTCATCTTCGTCATGAATCGCAAGCTCACGATAGCTATACCAGTATACGGGCATTGGTTTTGCAATAATTCCCTTCGCGCGATCAATCGTATTTTGCTGGTAAAGCTGGCCGCACATGATGCGATAACTTAGTGCCTCATATTCGTCAGAATCCGGCTCAAAACCGGCTTGCACCTCGATCATGCTGGTAACATGATTCGTTACAACGCCGATGTCATCATTGAATGCAAGCTTGTTTGCCTGCACAATATCATCTTCTGTTGCAACCTTTTTCTCAGCCTTTCGCTGTACACACATAATTGTGGGCGAATTCAGCGTCCGCTTGAGGAGGATAGGATTGTCTGTACACATATTGGTGTCGCCGTCTTTGTCTGCGCCATTCATTGCATCGCAAGCAGTATCCCAGCAATTGTAAATCAACGCAGTCTTGATATACTGATACCAATGCGCCGCCTCATCGCTCTTGCACAGCTTCATCTTGCGAATGTTGTTGTGGCATGTCATCGGTGCTCTGAAACAAACCAGCTCATCAGATCCTTTATCAATCCAATACTTATGGTAAATTTCCTGAGCCTTGAGAAGTCCGGTCACTTCTAAACCAAACATGCTTTGAGCAAGCGCATAAGGGTCTCCTGAGATCATGGCGTAATTGGCATTCACACGAATCGCGCCGCGTTTTGCTGCGTCAATCCGTTTGGAAATCATGTTCCAAACCTTGCGTCTTACGAATGGGTCGTTGATCATTCGCTTGTCTGCCATGAGCGCTCGCGCATAATTCGGCACGCTCTCTTCAAAGGCGTTTCGATCATTGAGTCCGAATCCCGCCGCAAAAGCAAGCGTCTTGCGATAGTCTAGTCCAATGACATCCTTGATCTCGTCAATCGTTGGCTGGCAAAGCTCGGCAAGCTCTTCATCCGTCAGCGTATAGCTTTGCAGAAACTGATAGTTCGTGTCACGAACATGTTCAAGCTCCATTGGCGTTGTCTTGGTCACAGAGAATTGATATCCGTTCTCCTCGCAATTCCTGTAATAATCCTCCCAGCTCTCATAGCAATTCCAAAGCTTGAGCATTGATGCCGTCAAAATGACTTCGGCATCGCGGATATCACGTTTGCAACCCCAAATATCTGTGATCTCATACGTCCCGGCAACCTTCTCAGCAAACTCGATAAAGTCAAAGGTGTAAACCATGCCCTTCGTCCACGAATATCGCGTGTTCATGCCTGAAATAGTGTTCTCTCCGTCTCCGGTCAAATACGCATTGACACGGCGAGAGTAGGAGGGGAGCATTAATCCATATCCATCCGAATCGTTATGTTCGATTTTATAGTCTTTTTCAAAGGTCATGGTCGGCTCGCCGTCTGTTTCATCGTTGATTAGGATGACGTTATCTGTAAAATGCGTAATGCAATCGTCAACAACAATGATGCCATTCGGCGCGGGGAGTGGGGTAGAGCCGGAACAAACAAGCGCTTGATAAGCTTCAAGCTTTGCAGGAACAAGGGGAACATTCATGTTGCGCCCATTGTCAAGCCGCTTTTTCAGTTCCGGGTATAGAGCTTCTTTGACATAGACGATGGTAGAATTCTTGATACCTCCATTGGTTCCAAGAAAGCGCCGATAGCGGATTCCATTGATTGAGAATCCCTTGTTCGCGCGGTCATAATCTGAATTGCTGTCCATGATCACGCATACGTAATCGCTTTGGAACTGCAAATCATACAGAGCTCTATAAAGGTTATTGATATTTGCTTTGGTTTCGCGGCTTCGCGGCTTCTTCTTTTCAGCCTTGATGCGCCGATTAATTTCTGACACCTTTCCGTTGATGTCCTCAATCCCATTGATTGTGTCAATGAATCGGAGGACTTGGCTATCATTCAGAGCAACAACAGACTTTGGCTGCTCCTGTAGCGCTTTATACAAGTCTATTGTCAGATTCCACTTCGCTCTTTTCAGTTGCTTGCTGTGCAACTTATAAATCAGTCTATGACAACTCTTTTGCTGCATAATCTACCTCGTATTTCTATTGGTTACACATCTGATTACTTTTGAACCCAAACTCTGAAACATCCATTGTTCGGCATCCATTCGGATCTCAACCGTGTATTTTCAAAACGAAGTAGTTCTGCAATTTGATACGTATAGAAGCAATAGTCAGATTCGCCATGACGAATTGAGCTTAAAATGCCATTGATGAAATCACAGTAACGTTGCCACATAGTTTCGCCATGATAGGAATCTGGGATATCAAGTGCGCTACTTTGACGATAGCGAAAACCCGTTCTGCGCATCTTGCGTTCGGTTGTTGGCCGGATCGAAGATCGCATCTGCTCAAAGTATTCCTGCCATTGCGCATCGGTCATATCCTTACTTGGCCTAGACGTTTTTAAATTAATGCTACTCAAATCATAATACGTTCTCCTGTGTGTCTTAGCTTAGTTGACTTGGTTCCTCAGTATCATCTGGATACCGCATCTTGTAACCTGTCGCCAATCGTAGTTTTTTGATGAGGGTACAGCGCGGCATTGCCGATTCACAAATATTCTAACGTTTGAGTGCCAAAGCCCGTTCTCATCTTTATATCTTGGAAGTTCTTCGCTATGCAGTATATCTAAGTCTTCGAGCGCTCGCACGCAACCGGAAATGCTTCGCACAGAAATTCCGATGTTCTCAGAAATCCGTTTCAGTAGATTGGAGTAATGCGGGGCATCATGTGACCGCAACATATAGCATCGCACACAGGATAGAAGTAAAAGTGCATGAGCATGATTCACGCGCTGCTGTGTATGCTTTCGAACTTCTCGCGCACGCATAATCTTCTCAATCTCATCTCGATAGATGATCCCAAAGCAATCTTTTACGCGGCCAATGACAAAATGGCCGTGCCTGAACTGGAGGTATCCGTTGCTCACTAAACGCCTGATCACATCTTCGAACTGGCTTTTTACTGTTCCTGAGTGCCTATCTAGGCTATAACCGCAATAGGTCACAAGCTTGTCTATACTGTTTTCATCGCAATTCGAAAGAACAGCGGCTATGTATATGAGAACCCGCTTGTCTCCAAGGTCTTGATCCTCAATCAGACCGCGCGGCACTTTCACGTAACTCATTGTCTTTTCTCCTTGCTTAACCTCTGACTATATTTTAACTCCAGTTTGTGTGCGTGTCAATACTTATTCTGCTTTATTTTTAAAAGGTTTTTGAAGAGCGGTTTGTGGAAAAATTGCATCTCCTTAGAAAGACATATATTTACGTATACATATATTTTTGCATTACAGTATTATATACGTAACTTATGTCTAATAATATATACGTAGTATATAATACTGTATCTGTTTGTTTTTAAAAACGACCGTCCATTTAAACCAGAAAGGAAATTCCCTGTATGATTGCGAGATCAGCTTGTCTGATCGAGCAGCGCGCAAATACTTGTATTTGTGCGCAATGAAATTACGGAAACTTTTGTCTGCAATTCAGGCTTATCACTCTTCATTGCGCTGACGCTCCATTCAGAGTGATAAGCTCCTGCCGTTTTTATTCAAACAGATTGATGTGAATAGTGGGGGCAGGATATGATTCCCAAACTTTGCGATTTTCCATTTTTGCGGCTCACAAGTTTTTGTTTCAGTCAAAAAATGCTTCGGTAAATTTCTGAAAATCACCGAAGTTTTTGCATTGTAAGCGCCAACATTTGCGGACTTGAGTTTCTTTTGAATCGATTTCGGGGAACTTCGATATTTTCGATTGAAGCGCTCAAAGTTTGAGTGTTTACACGAACTTCGGAGATGATTACGATAACGCCCAAAGTTTGAGGGTTTGTGAATTTGGGGGAAGAGGTTGGAAATTTTATTGCTGAGAGTGAAATACAGCGCGTATATCCCCAATCTGCATGCCTATTAGTTATGAAGATGTAAACTATCCCCCGGTCGTATAGATATAAACCAATAACAAACGCTCAACCTTTGCCGGGTTTAAGTCCGTAAAAGGTCAAAAAACAGACTTATAATGCAGCCTGTTTTTCTGCGCTGGCCTGCATGATCATCTGTCAGTATGTGTCAAGCAATGCATGCATCTATGCGTGACAATATACCTCACCTGACATAGTATCTGTTTCGGGATCGTTCCGGCATTGCCTGCAATCCGCTTTCAATAGGCTTGAGCGGTTCACATTTTTTCTTCCCTTCCTTCACTTTCCATCTCCATTCCTTCATATAATACACCACAAAATGCACACTGAAAAATAATGCCGAAAAAGTATTGACAAGCGCAAACAGATATGATATCATCTAACCATAGTCAATGCAACCAAACAGTTATTGATATGAAAAGGGGTCAACGTTATGAAGATTAGCAAGCGTGATTTGAACCGAATCAATCACATCGTTTCCCGTTATTCCGGCTGGCATGAACCGTCTGAGATCCGCGATATGTGGCGCGAACTTTATGAGGCTGGTATTGAAGTCGGCATGTTAACGAATCGCCGCGACAATGGCGCGGGCGCATGGTCTTGCACTCAGTCGTACATGTTCAACGGTGAAGAGGTTGAAAACAGTTTGTTTGTGTATTGCGTCTATGAAGGTAACGAAAGCACGACGCGCAACGAATATACTATCTATTTCTCTTAATAACCAATGCAGAAAAATGATTGACAAGGGGCGCAAAAGAAGCGCCTCTTTTCATTTGTCGCTGATATCCGGCCATCCTCGCAGGCAGGGCAGCAGGGCGGGCGCTGGCCGGGTTGAGCGACAACGGCAGCACTTCCGGCCATCCTCGCAGGCAGGGCAGCAGGGCGACAAATGAATGAAAAT